GTATTCTCATCTTTTTTTGTCCCGGTAAGGCGGGCCGCCCCCCCCCCCCCCCCTTCTCGTTTCTAGTAACCAGGCAGGGAAAGCAGGGTGTACATGAGGACGATGAATCCCGCTGCCGCCAGGATGTTTTCGATGATCTGTTTCATGCCAGCGCCCACTGCAGAAGAACGATCAGGGCGGTGACGGCCGAGATGGCGATCAGCACTCTTGCCTGGGACCAAAAGCGGTCTTCTTCAATGTCGGCCAGCTCGCCCATGCGGAAGACATAATCGAGCGTCATGGCGTTCATCAGTGCGCTCTTCCACGCGGGTTCCGGCGGCGGCAGGGGCTTGCCTGAGAAAATCGCGGCGCAGGGTTCTTTGTAGATGTTGATGATGTCGGTCATGGTTGGTTCTCTCTCACAAAACGGAAGTAATCTTCTGTCGCCATTCGGTGTACTTCACCGCTTCGCGGTGTTCGGCTTCGTCGAAGAGGTCGAGTAGCTCGCGCATCTTTGTCGTGATTTCCTTGTGACACTCCGGTTTTATGGAGTTCTCGTTTGCTTCAAGCTGGCGGACGTTGTCTTGGAGCAGGAGGAAGACTTCGCGGGAGGAGAGTTCGACGGTCATGGCGTTACTCCTCCTCAACGTGCTCATGCAGATCGGAGACCGTCACCGGCGCGTACATGTACTCCTCAAAGTCGGCGACAACGATGCGGGCATCTGCCGGGAACTGCTTCAGCGCCTCGATCATCTGGGCAACCGTCATTGACTTCTTGGCGGCCTTTTCGGCCGCATACTCACTGCGCTTGGGGTTCAAAACAATGGTCGTCTGTGTCATTTCGTTGCCTCCTGGTGGTTTTGTTTAGATGAGTTTGAATTACTCATCGGCATACCCGAAATTAAACCACATCACTAACCCGCTTGTCAACTATAAAAGATGACTTCGGGGTATTCTGGTTAGGTGACCGGTTTTTGATAGGAGTCAAAAAGGCAACAAAAAAGCCCGCAGTGCGCGGGCTTGAGATTTGATGAACAATGGAATTTTATTAGAGCGAGTGCGTGTTACAGCAGCCGACACACCGTCCAACTATCACGATGTTGGACGTGTCCTTCACTACCATCTTTTCATATTTTGGATTATCCGACAAAAAATATACTGATCCGTCAGGGTTCATCTGTATCCGATATATGAATGCCGAACCCTGATACGTCATGGCGTATATGCCGTTGGCGGTGAAAGTGTTTTGCGAGATGTCAACGACGACTGATCCGCCTTGGAGAATTTCTGGCTCCATGTTGTCCGATGGCGCAGAGAATAGCTTTAGCGCACTGGGCTTGGATGTGGAAAGAGCTTGTTCGTACAGCCAATCTTCTTTGCACTCCATCAGCCTGATTTTGCTCAATTCCTGAATGCGCATCAGGTTGTACTCTTTCCGCGCCTCAAGCGCTGTAATGCGCACGTACCCCGTAGCTTCAGGCGTTTCCACTGCAACTACAAAATTTGGCGCTTCCTTATCCAGGCTTTGCAGGGGAAGCCCCAGTTTAGGTTCTATGTCACGAGCGATCTTTGAGCCAAAGGACTTGGTGCCGTTGAGCATACTGCTTATTTGTTGGACGCTCTTTTGAGTCTTCCTGGCAACAGCAGCGGCTCCACCTAACTCATCGGCGATACGTCGCAGATTAACCCGGCGACGAGCTGTCAGTTCATCATCAACCATTATTTGTCCTCCTCTTAGTCCGGCTAGGTCAAATTATGGGTTAGATTGTCGCACAAAGTCTAGGAAAGTTTTGCGCCGTGTTGGTTGACTTTTGGGGAATGTATGGGGTAGTATTCCAGTACCCATAATTGAACTAAAACGGAGTAGCTCTCATGCTTCCCTCTGCATCGCAGTATTTCCGCTCCCTTGCGTCGGTCGAGAAAAAGGCCATTTGCAAAAAGTGCGGGATCAAACTCAACTACTTTTACAACATCGTCAACCACCCGGAACGTCGTGTGTCCGTCACGCTTGCTTGCAAACTCGAAGAGGCAACGCGCCGGCAGGTTTCCCGTCGGGCGATTCTTCCTCAGATCGATTGGGAACTCATTGAAAGCACGGGCAAGTAGCCGGGAGGCTCGCCATGAACTACGTTCAGTTTCACGTAGGTGACTGGGATTCGAGCACGCGACTTTTGTCGCCACTCGAAAAGGGTGTCTACATAGATTTGTTGATGCTCTACTACTCAGTAGAGCGTCCGCTTATGCGTTCGGAATGCGAACGCATCTCCCGAGCATATGCGCCGGAAGAGAAAGCCGCACTGGAATATGTGCTTGACCGCTTTTTCCATCGTGAAGGTGACGTTTATGCGCATCGTCGGTGCGATGAAGAGATTGCCAAGACCGCGAAGAAGTCCGAGAAGGCCTCGAAGTCTGCTCAAGCCCGATGGAATAAGGACTCAAGGGGAAAGAAAGCCTCAGACGCAAATGCAAACGACATGCAAAACGGATGCACTTGCAATGCGGACGCAGATGCGAACGGAATGCAAACACATAGCGAACGCAATGCGGACGCAATGCTAACCAATAACCAAGAACCAATAACCAATAAAGAGACAGAAAGAAAGAAGAAAGAAAAGCGGCAGGCAATCACGCACGCATTCAACCTCGACACCCTGCCCGAAGACTGGCGGACGTTCTGCGAGCAGCTTCGGCCTGACCTCAACCCCGACACGGTCTTTGCCAGCTTCTCGGGCTACTACCGGATCGGCAAGGGCAAGGACACCATGCGTAGCGGCAAGGGATGGAATCAATCGTGGCTCAACTGGGTCAAGCGCGAGAAAGAAATCGCATTGAGAAAACCCGCGGGATCAACCGCACACCAACAACCTGAAGTTTTTGACGAGGCCTACTACGAGGGATCAATGAACCCTGACGGTACGGCCAATTGGGGGTAAGCAACCATGCAGACATTTTCAGCCATCATCGAATCCTCGCAGGACGCAGTCCCTCTGCCGATCCGCAGGGGCGCCGTTTTGAACTGCGCAATTCACGGACCGTATAACGGTATTCAGACCGTTTTGGGCGGGCAGGTCGTGTGTGAGTCTCAGTGTCCTGAGTGCGCACTGATCGAACGTAAACGCCGCCAGGCAGAGCGTGAGGCCTACGAAAAGGCTCAGAAAGCGGCCGAAGCCCGCGACCGCATCGAGGAGGCATTACGGCGCTCCTGCATCCCGGCCGAATACCGCACCAAAACATTCTCGAACTTTCTGACCGAGACGAAAAACCAACAAGGCGCGCTGGACCTCGCCTGCCGGTTCGTGCGCGGATGGGAAAAGGCGAAAGAGACCGGCTACGGACTCTTTTTCTTCGGTAACCCGGGGACCGGCAAAAGTCATTTGGCGTGCGCCATTCTTCATGCCATTTTGCCGCGGTCAGAAGGCGTCTATACGCGCGCTACAGACATCATCCAATACGTCCGTAGCACCTGGGGAGGAAAAAGCGACAGAACGAGTTTTGACGCAATTCGGCTTTTCTCGGAGGCCTCCCTGCTTGTGATTGACGAGGTCGGTGTCCAGGCCGGCACCGAAAACGAGAAGCAGATTCTTTTTTCGATCATCGACAGCCGTATTTCAGAAAACCGCCCGACGATTTTCCTCTCGAATCTGCGCCCGGCAGACCTTAACAACGTTCTCGGTCCGCGCCTTGTGGACCGCATCCGCGGCAAGTGCGTCGCTTATCAGTTTTTAGGTAACTCAATGCGCCGGCCGCTTTCGGCTGACGTTTTCGGAGAGGCGGCATGAGCACCGAAACTTTTCTTGATCCTAACGCGAGTCTGATTTCGTGCGACGTCTTTGTCAGAGAAAAAGTACTCGGGCCGGAAGACGTGGTGTACGACTCTTGGCACGTCGTTATCAGCATTCCGGCGTACGTGCAGTGGACGCCTGCCGTCTGGGTGGGGCTCGATGAGGGCGAACGCAGACTGTGGCCGGTTCCGGCGGACTGGCGCATGACAGCAAAGGACTGCGAAAAGGTCGCTGTGGAATTTATCGAAAAACTCAAAAAGGAGGGATTGGCATGAGCAACCCGAAGCACGTGCAGTTGAAGCCTGAGGACGCCGCCAAGATCGTGGAAGTTCTCGCGGATGTTGAAACAACTGCGCCGCGATATTTCAAAAAACAAGGTTTGTCGCTTCAGCTCATGCGGCTGAAGCGAGAGGTTCGGCGCGTTCACGCGCAGTACGAAAGGGAGGATGAGGAATGATGAAAACGCCTACCGGTGTCTCCCGTGCTGTTGCAGAGAAGCTGACTCGCGCTTATAAGGTCGGCCACGACGTAGGGCTTAAAGGCTGGGCGCCGTCCGTAGAGGCTGAACAGTTCAAGACGAAATTAGAGCAGCGGTATTTCTGGCTGGGCGTCTGCGACGCTCAGGTCGAAAAGAACCACAGGGAGGACGAAGAATGAAGCCCGCAATGAAACGTCTATACGCCAAAGGGCGGCTGAGGCCCGGCGAGATGAACGCGACTGAATCCGCCTACGCGGCTTTTCTGAAGGCAGAACAGCAGGCGGGGCGCATTGAGAAGTTTTGGTTCGAGTCCATGAAAGTCAAGATTGCCGCCGGGAAGTGCTGGTACACGCCCGACTTCATGGTGCTCCGGCCAAACGGTGAAATTGAACTTCACGAGGTCAAAGGGACGCTCGCCGTGTTTCAGGACGACGCCCGGGTAAAGGTGAAGGTTGCTGCGTCTCAGTACCCGTTCCGGATGTTTGTGGTCTTCCCAAAGGCGAAGCGTCAGGGGTGCGGGTGGAACATAGAGGAGTTTTAAATGAATGAATCCATCGGAGTTAGCACTGTTCTCCCGCCCGTGGCTGCAGCTCTCCTTGTTTCAGCTGCCGATCATGCCCGAACGCTCCCCGTCGGAAGCCTGCAACGCGCCAAGATCATCGCCACGGCCGAAACCAAAGCACGCAACCTGTGCCCGTACGCATACCGTCGTGACGATGATTGCGACAGTAGCCGACAACGGCGCGGTTATCGGTGAGGATCATTGGAACGCGAAGTACCTGGATTCGGATATTGAGCACGCCATAGAACTGAGGCAGGAGGGCTACACCTTCCGGGAAATTAGCCTGATGCTGGATATGCCGATTCGGACAATCCGGAGTTATGTGGATGGCTCCCGGCGCTGTCAATCGGTCGCCGGGTGGAAAAAGATCAAGAGGAGCGTATGACGGAAAAGAAACTGACGGTGAAGCAGCAGAAGTTTGCGAAGGCCGTCGCCGCTTCGAAGTCAGCGACTGAGGCGGCGATTAAGGCCGGATATTCGAAAAAGACGGCCGGGGCGATTGCAAGCGAGAACTTGAAAAAACCTAACATTCAAAAGGCCGTAGAGGAAGAGATCGACCGCGCCGCGGAAGCCGCCGGCGTCAACCCCGAGTACGTCTACCGAAAGCTGAAACAGATCATTGAAGTCAATACTCAGCTGATAGCGGACGGAGACGATGATGAACAAACGCTCGACAAGGACGGCAAACAGGTTTGGGTCATGGTCGATCCACTGGCCGCGAATCAGGCCGCCAAAACGCTCGGGGGCTTTCTCAAGATGGGTAAAGACAAGGCTGAAGAGGCTAAGGACGAAGCCCTTACGTCTTTGGCTGAGATTCTGCGGGAGAGAATAGGTGCCCTCAAGTAAGACGAAGAAGAAAGAGGCGGACGCCTTTTTGGTGCTGGATCGTATTGATCTCGACACGCCGGCGGGCGTCAATCAGGCTCTTGTGGAGGTTGCCGCTCAGACTTCAAAGGACCCTCTGAAGTTCGTCCAGATTGCCTTCCCGTGGGGCAAAGATACCCTCGCCGGATGGGACGGCCCGGACGTGTGGCAGGTGGACGTGCTCACGAGCATGAGGGACTACCTTCAGCGAGGGGATGAGGAGGGGGCCATTTCCGCCTACCTGGACGCGACGGCGGCCGGGCACGGTGTGGGAAAGTCCGCTCTCGTGGCTTGGATCACGCTGTGGAGCATGGCGACGTTCCCGGATACCCGCGGCATCGTCACGGCCAACACCGACACCCAGCTGCGAACTAAGACGTTTGCCGAAGTGACGAAGTGGTTTAATCTCTGTCTCTTCAAGTCGTGGTTTCGCATCTCGGCGACGTGCGTCTGTAGCCGGCAGAAGGATCATGACAAGACGTGGCGCTTTGACGCGATTCCTTGGTCCGAATCGCGCCCCGAAGGCTTCGCTGGGCTACATAACGCCCGAAAGCGCATCATGGTGATTTTCGATGAGGCTTCCGCCATTGCCGACATAATTTGGGAAGTCGTCGAAGGTGCCATGACCGATAAGGACACTCAGATTTTTTGGATGGTTTTCGGCAACCCGACGCGAAACACCGGGCGCTTCTACGAGTGCTTTAACAAGTACCGGCATCGTTGGGTGCATCGTCATGTGGATGGGCGGACGGCTATCGGTACGGACAAGAAAAAGATTGCGACGTGGATTCAGGACTACGGCATCGACTCGGACTTTGTGCGAGTGCGTGTGCTGGGGCAGTTCCCGTCGGCGTCTTCGCTGCAGTTTATCCCGCGTGCCATAGTCGATGAGGCTATGCAACGACAGTTGGAGCACTGTTCCTACTATCGGCAGGTGGTGATTCTTGGTGTGGACGTGGCGCGGTTCGGTGACGACGCGTCTGTCATCTGTTGCAGGATCGGGACCGATGCTCGGTCTTATCCGGCAAAAGAGTTCCGCGGCCTGGACGGTTGGGAGTTGGCGGCGAAGATTGCTGAGGTCTACAACGAATTCCGACAGAAGGGCGCCCGAAAGGTTGTTATCAATGTGGACGCCGGCGGCGTGGGGGCGTCCCCGATTGACTGGCTGCGGCATAACGGTTATCCGGTGAACTCCATCAACTTCGGTGGCGGGGCAACGAATACCGAACGCTACAAGAATCTTCGAGCGGAAATGTGGGGGCGTGGGCGCGAATGGCTGAAGGCCGGCGGCTGTATCGAGCAGAACGACGATCTTGTGACGGACTTGACAGGGGTTGAGTACGGCTATACGCCGACGAATCAAATTCTGCTCGAAAGCAAAGAGAGTATGAAGGATCGCGGTCTGCCGTCCCCAGATCATGCGGACGCGCTGATGCTCACGTTTGCCGTTCAAATGAATGAGTACCTGTCGGAGATGGAGCACGCTCAGCCGCGTAACGGTCGTCTGGGGGCGCATACCGTTCGGGACCCGTATGCGTGATGTGCGCGTAGCCTGGTGAACGCTGTTGACAATGCCTCTCATCTTTGAGGGGCTTTTTATGGCTGTAGGAAACGTAAAACGATTAGCAGGGCCTTTTGCCGGGGCCGGGACAAAGATTCTTCCGTTTGGCTTCAAGATTTTTGAGCCGACGGACGTATTTGTCGCCCTGGCAGAAAAAGAGAATGATCCTCCGAAAAATTTGGAATACAACGCGGATTACTCCGTGGAAATGAACCAAGATCAGGAGGCTACGCCCGGTGGTACGGTGACTCTAACGAATGCCCTGAATGAAACGCAGATCGTATCGGTTGGGACGGACATTCCCTACACGCAGACCACTCAGCTCACGAATTACATCCGCTTTCCGCCGGAAACGATAAACACGGCGCTTGACAGAACGGTCGTGCAAATTCAGCAGCTTGTCGAGCAAGTCAGCCGCGCGCTCATCACCGATCCGACAGACACGATCACCCCTCGTCAGCTGCGCGATAAGTTGCTCGCCGCGGTGGACGACGCTATCGCTGCAGCCGGGGCGTCCAAGGAAACGCTTGCCGCCTGCGAAGCCATCAAGGGCTTGATCGAACGCTACTCGTGGGATATTCCCCACCTGGTGAACTCCCTTGAAGAGGTCGAGGCTTACCCCTACGACGGTTACTTTTGGGTCAAGGGCTACGGCAATCCGGGGAACGCTGGGGAAGATATTTCTAATCGTTTGGTGGGCGGCGATACTCTGGGGAAGCTGTTTAAGACGATTGCGGAGAAACTGGCCGATATGGTTAGCAAGAGTACCGTGCTGGCTTCTCCGTGGTGGCGGACTCGTCAATTTACCGAACGCCTTGATCCCGGCATCCTTTTTACCACGGCGGTTGACTGGCGGGATTCAAACTCGCGCTATTTTCTGCAAGGCTTTTGCACCGATGGAGAGGATACCGTTTGGTTCTCTGAAATCACGCAGGGCAACGCGTCTCAGCGAATTGTGAAATACACGGTATCTACGGGCGCCCGAAAGTCCGCGGATTACACTGATCTCTATCACGCCAATGGTCTGACGTACTGCAATGGAAAGTTGTACGTCGCGACGTTGGCTAGTGACGCGGCTCAGTCTATTGCCGTCGTTGACGCGGCTACATTGACGCGCGAAGGTTTTATCGCTTTGCCTGCAGCTAGTGGCGGCGCTATCGCCTACGACTCCTATACCGATCGGTTCTACACCTATGCCAATGCCAAGGTTTTGGTGTACACGACGGACTGGGTATTGGAGCGTTCTATCCCGTGGAGCTATCCAACATGGGCTCCGGCGACAGGACAGGACTTTGGTGTATACAAGGGCTTGTTGTTCTTCCCGCGCAGTACCACAAGCAGTACGAATGTTCTGCAGCGCGAGGAAGCCATTGTCGTGTTTGATACGGCAAAGTGTGAAGTCGTGTGGAAGTGGTTCCTTGGGGGATCGTTCGCCGAGTTGGAAAGCGTGGACTTCTTCAAGGGGGCCATGCTTCTTGGCTTTAACGACGGCCCCAATGAAATTCCTTTCTATCTCGCAGATTTCGACTTGGCAGAGCCGTCAGCGTTACCGCAGACCCAGGATAGAGTCCTCGCTGAAAGCGGGGCCTTTTTCGGTAATCTGATGCAGGAGAACGTCGCCATCTATGTGGATGCCTCGGCGGCCTACGCCGGGGATGGTACCGCGGCTAAGCCATTCAACTCTTTGAACCGGGCAATTTGGTGCCTGCAGCAGACTAAGAAGCCATACCGCGCGGTTATCAACGTGGCCGGGGACTTCTCACGCGTCAGCATTCTGTATCTGCAAGGACTGCTTCGTCTAGTTGTCGTGCAGCAGTGGGCAGGGAAAACGACAGCCGTTCTTCCGCCTGTCCGAATCAACGACAGTACGGTGCGATTCTCACAGCTCACGTTCAAGGGGGTTCAGGACTACGGTGGGATACGGATGATTGTTCATGCCGAAGGCGGAGAGGTCGATATTCGAAACTGTAGCTTCAACTCAACCGGTGCATCGTTGTCGCCTCAGTACGCCGTCTATACCCTGCGCTGCGACCTGCGACTCGATACCCTCGACTTCTCCGGAATGTCGTCAAACCTTCCGACGAATTACCTCGTGTACTCGAACTCGGGCTCCTCCTTAAGTCTGTATTCGAATCTGGCGTCCTTCACTTTCCCCGACGGGTTCACAGGGGTGCGGTTCTGTGTGTTGGGGCCCATGTACTCGCAGTTCAGCGATTGCCGATCCAGTATGAAATCAAATATGTATGTCGGTGCAAAGACCGCCGTGGTCTACGACGGTAGCGGCACGGGTGCTTAATCATGACAAACTACTACCATTCCGGCGTCGCCCTCGCTAAGAAGAAGGGCAAGGATATTCACATCGTGGAAACGCCTGTCGGCATTGGCGATATGTTGCCGGTGATAGCCGAAGGTTCGAGTGTGCCCCGGACGCTCCGTCAGCGGTTTGGAGACGTGGTGAACGTGAAGGACTTTGGAGCGAGAGGCAACGGCGTTAGCGACGATTCAGAAAGCATCAAACGGGCAATACTTTGCGCGATGGCCACAGGAAAAGTTCTAACTTTTCCTGTGGGGAGCTATAACATTCTGAAGCCGATTTACGTAGCAAGATCGGGAAATTTGCATATCGAAGGTGCGGGGGCAACACTGACTACAAGCAAAGACACACCAATTTCTGTACTCACCCTAAGTGGGGAAAAGATCGCATCTGGAATTGACTACGCGGCTGAGATCAGCAAGGGTGCAATGGTCTTAAATAATGTTTTCGGGAATGCCTTGCGCTCCGGAGATTTGATACACGTCGAGACAACAGAGCTTATCCCGACTGACTACAGAGCCGACTGGCATAACGGATTCTTGGTTCGAGTAAATCGAATTGACGATGAGGGCGTCCACATCTCGGATCCTTTCCCCTATCGAGTTCAGGCGAAGAAAACATTTGGCGTCACGGTAGGTAATCTTCTTTCTGCGCATGAAGTGACGCTTCCTTCGTTGGATGGCCACTGGGCAGATCTAAGACTTTTTGTAAAGTTCGGTGAGAAGACGCTCCATATTTGCGAATGGGATAACACTACTAAAGCTGCAACTTTTGTTGAGGATATATCGGGCATTCTTACAGCTGGCGATTCTATCTCGCTGGAGAGTAAGAACACGTGCACGATATATAGGCCTATTACGGTAACGATCAATGCACTAAATTTTTATAAAAATCCTCAGACGAACGCTATCGAAGGGACGGGCGGCTATCGCGGGCTGGATATTCAGTTTGGGGATGAGTGTGAGGTAAGAAATAGTTCGATAAAGAACTTCTCTGAAACGAATTTCCGCTTTGTAATGTGCTACAAAAGCAGAGCCGAAAGCAATGATTTTGAGGGCGGGAATCGTATCTATTCACCGGGGCCTTACAAGGCCGACGGGATAGGTTACGGCCTTTGTGTCTGCGGAGGGGGATACCACGTCATAAAGAACAACATATTTAAAAGCAATCGCGGTGCCGTTAGTTCATCTCACTCTGGCTGCCGCTCTGTGGACTGCGTCGTTGAGGGAAATATTTTCTTTGCTCCAGAAGGGTTGAGCTATTCGGGTAGCCAAATTTCACCAGAGACACCGATTGACCTCTCTACCTCCCTTAAATCGTACGCTTTCGGCGGGCACGGAGATGCCTTGAGATGGGTATATAGAGATAATACCGTCATCGACTATCCCGTAGGTTCATCAATACGAGACGAGGAGTCAATCTTTATTGGTAATGTTTTCTTAGGGAAAGTATTTAGGGCTTTAAAGTTTGAGCGTGTGTATGGTGCAACTGTTATTGGGAATATATATAAGCCAAGCGGTGATTTTAACCATTCCCGGATGATTAGATTTACTCTAGGTGAGTACAGACCGGGCAAACGAATCTTGGTTGAAAATAATGTCTCTGAGAGTGCATTTGGTCCGTTAATTGATATCGGATTGTCTGTCGATGCAAATAAAAATATTCTTACCGATTTCACTTGTAGGGGTAATAAAGCCTATGTTCGACAAGGTGGGCAAGAACCAATGTGTGGTGGACTCGGTGCTAATTTTCAGAAAAACGATTTTAAAATTGCCCCTGACTGTGTATTTGAAGCTAATTCAATCCAGTATGCAGAAGACGTTTCGTTAGATAAGCGTGCAGGTTTCCTCGGTATTGGGTATTCCTGGGATATTGATGAAAGTACTTGTTTAAAAGTAGAAAAGGATACTTTCTTAATAAACGTTGCGTCGAGCGGTGGTAAGGCTGTAATCCCGCGCGTTTCACGTGCGACAGGTGTGTCCGTAATTGATGTGTACGCGCCTTATGCCGGTAATATTTTCGGTATGTCGGGCATCATGTATCAGAATGGCTATGACTTAAATCCGGCTACGAAAGGATTTACTGATCCGAGTTCGGGTACGTCGGATAAATATGGCCGCGTAAAAGTTGCGCCTTCAGAGGATTCAATCGAGCCAGGGAAAAATTCAGTCTGGCTGTACAACACTGGAAATCGAGGCGAAATCGGCATATGTAATACGATGTCGACACCTCAGTATCTTTTAGTACACATCAAAGATGCAGGGGGTTCGTAGTATGAACGCCAGTAACTTCGCTCATGCGGCCTTGGCCCTTGAGTGCGCCTACCAGCGCTGGCGCCTGGCGCAGATTGAGGCGCGGCTTTGAACACTAATGCCATAATTCGGACAATGGAGAAAGATCATGGAGAGAAAGATCGCTGTGCTCCCCATTCGGGAACTTAAGGAAGGCTACCCCGTAGAGCTGTGGGTTAACGATAAAGGCCGCCTTGTTGTCCGCGCTTATTCGGTCGACCGGTATGGTGAGTCCGATCTTGACCTCTTTGATCTTGTCGATTGGGTAAGAACTCAAAGAGGAGAACCGTATGCCGGAGCCAAACTGTGTCGAAATGCTGCTGGACGAGATAGACAGGGCGCTTAAGGCCGAACTGTATGTCGTCGCAACGATGGCAGCGCTTACCTTGCCCGATATGTGTGCGGCCTTAGAAACAGAGGGCTTCTGGGCGAAGAATGTGAACTACGTAGCATGGTGCGAAAAGAACCTGCCGCAAGAGTTTTTCTCATTGGCGACGCCCGAACTGATGAAGCAGCTTCGCAACGATCTCCTTCATACGGGGACTGTGGATGACCGCAAAGGCAACAAAAAGCTGATCCTTACGATTCCAAACGGCCGGATACTCCTCATCAACAATGTTTGCAACGAGACCTATCTCACGGACGTCGTGGACTTCTGCCACGGGTTGATGCAGGCGGCGCGGGTATGGCTCGCGAAGAATCAAAACGCGCCGACAGTACAGCGAAATCTTGAAAAAAATGATTCGGCGTCGTGAGAATAAAAATGGCATTCCGCCCTTTATTGGCGGAATACCGATTCCGGCAATCTATTGATTGAGGCGCGGCTGTCGTAAAAAAAGAGAACCCCGGGAAACCGGGGTTTTTCGTGCGCGTACTTCCTGACTCTGCGCCGATCATGCTGGCATAGGAGGCGCTATGGAAATACGTAGAACGACTTGGGCGGAAACGTTCGCACGTCCGGAATTTCAGCAGATTATCAAGGACTACGCAGACGAAAGCGGAAGTCCTTTCATGCGTGGCGCACCGAATCCCGATGAGTACATTGCAGCCGAAAAGGCAGGGGCTTTTATCCCGGTTGGTGTTTTTGACGGCGGACGCATTGTCGGCGGGGTCAATATCATGATCCATCGCATCCCGCACTATCAGGAAGTGCTCGCGTCCGTGGAATCCATCTTTCTCGCCAAAGAGCACCGACAGGGCACGGCGGGACTGCGGCTTCTGCGTGAGGCCGAGAAGGTGGCCCGTGAGGCCGGCGCCCAGGTGCTGATGGTAGGGGCGCGCTGCGGTTCTCGGTTTGAGGAACTGTGCCGGCGCCTCTATACGCCCGTCAACACGGTTTTCCAGGTGCGGTTATGACGGCGGCACTGCAATCTCGCGGCGAACTGCCTCCGACAACGGCGGCAGGGATTGCCGAAGTGAAAGCCCTTGAGGCGTTCAACGAAACGATGCCGCCGGCGGACGTGCCGACGGATCACTTTATCCATGCCGGCTGCTATGTGAGGACGTGTCGAATCGCGGCCGGGGTGCTGCTTACCTCAGCCCTTATCAAGGTGCCGACGGTGGTCATCATCAGCGGTGATGTGGTGATTCGCGCGGATAGCGAGTCTCATCGGGTGTCGGGCTACACGGTGCTACGGGGCATGGCGGGGCGCAAGGTGGCCTATCACGCGCTTCAAGACACGACGATCACCATGATTTATGCGACTCAGAAAGCGGTCCCGGAAGACTGTGAACCTGAGTTTACGGGCGAATACGAACATCTTCTCACTCGGAGGAAATAACAATGTCAGGTGCAACAACGGCGGCAATGGTTGGTATGGCGGCAGTGGCTGCGGCGGGTACGGCCGCTTCGATGTACTCAGCCAATAAGCAGGCGAAAGCACAAGATCGCGCAACGCGTCAGGCGGAAGAGAACGCTAAAAAGCAGGCGGAACAGTCCGCGCAGGCTACCCGGCGTCAGCAACAGAATCAGGCGGACGTGTCCGGCATTCTCTCGATGAATCAGGACAGCGGTTTGTCCGGCGGGTCTACGCTCCTGTCCGGAGCCGGCGGCGTCAATAAGAATCAGATGAGCTTAGGCGGTGGTTCGACTTTGGGGTAAGCCATGAGCGACGGTAAGGACTTACGTGAAAAAATCCTGCGGCGCTGGGTGGTGCTCTGCAATGAGCGTGAGCCCTACGAATCTCAGTGGCTTGAGATTTCACGCCACATAACGCCGGCAAGTGGGCGTTTCCTGGGGACGGATGTTAAGAATCAGTCCCGTAGTCGTTGGAACAAAATCTACGACAATGCAGCGACGTACGCGGCGACGATTCTGTCGTCCGGGTTACAGTCGGGGATGAATGATCCTTCAACGCAGTGGTTCGCGCTCACGACTGGAACACCTGATTTGGACGAAAGCCACGAGGTCAAAGTTTATCTTGACCGGGTGCAGCGTATCTTGGAAATGGCGTTTGAAAGCACAAACGTCTATCAGGCGTTGCACCACGGTTGGCGTGAGGTCGGGGTCTACGGAACGTGCGCCATGATTATCGTGGAGGACGCGAAGGCTGGCTTCCACTGCTATCCGTTGGTCTGCGGTGAGTACTGCATTGGCGTAGATGCCTGTAATCGTCCCAATACGGTTTACCGTCGTTTCTCTATGACGGCGGCGCAGATGATTGAGCAGTATGGCCGTGCCAAGTGTTCTAAGGCCGTGCGGGACGCGTACGATCAGGGCCGCCCGGATAAGTCCTTCAAGTGCATTCATGCCATTGAGCCGCGCTTTGATCGTGACCGCACTAAGAAAGACAATCTCAATATGCCGTGGCGGATGGTGGTGTTGCAGATTGACTGCGACGAAGGCGAAGACGGAATTCTCCAGGAGTCAGGCTACAACGAATTTCCGGCGGTGGTGGGACGCTGGGGGGCGAACGCTTCGGACGTTTATTCCGAAGAAGCCCCCGGCATCATTGCTATCGGCGATACAAAACAGCTGCATCACGAGTGCCTACAGAAGGGGAACGCCATTGATTACGCGGTGAACCCACCGTTGATCTTCCCGGTATCCGCGAAGGAATCGGAACTTGATTTCCTGCCTGGCGGCCGAAACTTCATTGATATGCCGTCTCAGGCGAATCAGGTGCAGAGTGCTTGGGCGGTTAGACCTGATCTCGCGGCTCTGGCGGCGGATATGCAGGATATTCGTCAGCGTATCAATCAGGCGTTCTGTGTCGATATGTTCCTCATGGTGTCGTCCGCGAACAAGCATCAGATGACGGCTGAAGAAGTGGCGCGACGCAATGAGGAAAAGTTGATGATCTTGGGGCCGGTGCTGTCCCGCCTCAACAACGAAGTGCTGAAGTCCCTCATTGAACGAGCCTTCAACATCCTCGCCCGTGCCGGACAATTGCCGCCGGCACCTCCGGAACTGCTGGGGCAACAGTTGAAAATCCGCTATATGTCGATGTTGAGCCGGGCGCAACGCTCGCTGCGGGCCAATAGCCTCGATCAGTACCTGATGCGTATCGGCAATCTCGCTCAGTACGACAATCGTGTGATAAAGAAGATTGATCCCTTCGCAGCTGCCGACGAATACGCCGATTACCTCAGCGTGGCTCCGTCGGTGGTGGTGCCGACCGAGCAGGCGATGCAGGCTGTGGAGGCAGAGAATCAGGCGATGCAGCAGCAGGCTCAGCAAGCCCAGATGGCTCAGGGCGTGGACTCCCTCGCCAAACTGGGCAAGGTGCCGGCGGATGGTTCGACGATGGCCGGAAAAGTGGTGCAAGGCATGATGGCGGCGCAACAGTAATGAATCTCTCCTGAGAACCGTGGGCGGTCTTATGTCGCCGCCTTTTCCCCCTGCGCGTATGCGCCCTGACCTGTCTTAGGGTGCGGACAATCAGGGGGATTTTTTATGGCAACAACTCCGACAACTTCAGGAAGCACCGGTCTCACGCCGGCTCAGGCAGGGTACGGGATGTTATGGATGCAGGCCGCGGCGGGCCTTGTGAGCGCTTTTGGCGGCATGAGCGTTACCCGGCATCAGAACTCTATCGCGAAGGCTCAGGCCAATATTGCCCGGATCAATGCGCAGTCCATGGAACTGCAGGCGCAGGCTGTCTTGCGGGCTAATGAGTCCGCGACAGTGCGAAAAACGATGGAAGCCGGGCAGGTGAAGTCGGCTCAGCGGGCGGCCTTGGCGGCGAACGGTGTGGCAGTAGGCGAAGGTTCGGCAGCGGAAGTGCAGGCTTCGACTGATATTGTCAAGGAAATGGACAAGAATCAAATGAAGGAGAATGCCGTCCGGAACGCCTGGGGATACCGGATGCAGGCGGCGAACTACGAGGGGCAGGCGCTGATGGCGGAAGCCTCAAAGCAGAGCGTTGGTCTGAACTTCGCTACGTCCATTCTCAATACGGCGTCTCAGGTCGGCAGTAATTACATGCTCATGTCCGCCAACGGCTTCAAGGATGCCGGCAATGGGACGCAGACTGCTCAGCCGGGCGACTCCCTCACGCTCAAAAAGATGCCGACTATCGAAGTGGGTGGCGCAAAGATTCCGATGCTGGGTAGCACTCAGGCTGCGCCGACGTTCCAGTACGGCGTCTTTAACGGCGTCAAACTCTATTAGGAGAAGGCACGATGCCGATGGTTCCGATGTATCAGGGCGGCGAGCCGTCCGTTGTGGATTCCGGACAGACAGGGCGGCAGGTGGCCCAACTTCCGAATCAGACGATTAACTACGCGAAGTTGATGCAGGATGCTCGGCAACCCTTGCAGGACTTCGCTAACAATGCCGGCAAGGCACTTCAGACGATTGCCGCACGGAATATCAAGGCTGAAAGCGATGAAGCCGAAATGAAGTACATGGAAGCGGTGCAAAGTCGCCTCTATGATCCGGAAGACGGCTACTTCAATCAGAAGGGGAAGAATGCCGTAGACGCCTACGACGGCGCAATGCAGGGGCTCAAGAAGGATGCCGACGACATTCTCGGCAGTTTGTCACCTTGGGCTCGTGAGGCGGTGCAGTCCCGCATTCAGGATCGTCTCCGGTCGGCTCAGGGGCAGTCCATGCAGTGGATGAGCCGTCAGCGGGACGCCTGGCACATCGGAACGTCTAAAGCCCGTATTGATTTGCTTGTGGAAAGCATCGGGCAGAACTACGGCAACAAAGACTACTGCGGCGCGTCCTATCAAAGCCTTGACGATGAAATCACGGCCCTTGCCAAAATGCAGGGTCTTGGTGAGGAACAGACGAAAGCCTTGCGCGAAGGTTACTGGGATATGGCTCAGGCTCAGCGCTATAACACGTGGGGGCAGGATGACGCTGTGGCGGCCTTGACGGACTTTCAGAACAACCGAGGTTCCATCGGCAATGACGTGGCGGCCAAGATCGGGACTCAGCTGTGGCAACAGGCCAAACAACCGCTCGCGATGATGCTCGCCGGCTCCGTCGGCGAAACAATGCTGAACAAGAAAGACTTCATCAAAGAGTCCCTGAAGCCTGGGCATCGTACCGGCATTCCGGCGATTGATGGGCTCAATCAGGCGCAGAAGGTGGAGCTTTTCTCGGCCGCCTATTCCTATGCGGCACAGAACCGGGCGGCGGCTCAGGCGGATTTGCGGACGGCGGTGCAGAACTCAGTGAAGACGGCGGCAGATCGGGGCTATGACGAGAACGAATTGTCCGAAGAGGATTTCGTCGGGGCGTTTGGCGAGAAAGCAGGCAAAGAACGCTACAACGATTACAAGGCGGCCTTCGATACGAATACGGCGGTCTATACCTATCAGTTCATGGACAATGAGCAGATTCAGCATGACCTCGCAAATGCGAAGCCGGTTCCGGGTTCTCCGTCCTATGCCGATGACCGCAAGCTGTATGACGCTCGTGTGAAGGCGGCTCAGAAAATTGTGAAACTCCGGGCTGCGGACCCGGTGGGTGCGGCCATTGTCACAAAACAATTTGGCTATGAACCGTTGAATTTTGAAGCCCCGGACAAGATGATGGCTCAGCTTGGCGAACGCGTGGCTCAGGCTGAGAGCGTTGCAAGAGATTGGGGTGGGGCGCCTCGCATTCTCTCTAAAGATGAGTCGGCGCGGCTGGTGACGGCGCTCAATGCAGCGGACGTGGATGGCAAGGTGGGGCTCTTAGCTCAGATTGCAAACGCTGTGGGGCCGAACGGCATCCGCATGGTGGCGGATCAGCTGAAGGCGAGTGACAAAAAGTACGCCGTGGCGATGGCCGGATTTGACATAACGCCGGGTGACGGCGGCATTACTTCCGGAGAAATGTACCTTCGAGGGCTGCAGCTCATCGCCGAAAAGCAGGTCAAAGATGATCCGGCAGTGGAAACCGGCAATGTGGCACGGCTTTACGCAACTATCAATCCGGACAACGATGGGACGCAGGGGTTGTTTAAGTCTGACGCGGCCCGGGCCGATACGGTGGAATTGGCGCGCGGCATTTTGGCTTATCAGCAATGGGCGGGCTCCGGGAACATCGAAGACGCCATAGCTGCGGCCATCGGTGGCGATGTTGAAGCGTACAACGGCAAGAAAGCCGTGATGCCGAAGGGGATTAAATCGTCAGCCATTTACTCAGAAGACTTGGGCGATCTCGTAGAGACTCAGGCGCAAGAAGTCAAAAAAGCCCGCGGCACGTTCTACGTCAGCGGTTTAGCGATGACCGGCGAAGAGTTGGCCGCAAAAATGCCGAAACTCGCCTTGCAGACTGAAAAGGTGAACTCAGACGGCAGCGTGACCTACAGCCTGATGCTTAACGGGGAATCGGTGTTTGGTGACGACGGCTCCCTTTATACGTTCGATTTGGTGAAGACGAAGGAATAACAATGCTGTTTTCGGAAATCTATAACCCGTCCCCTCAGCAACCGCAGATGAGCGAAGAGCAGATGCGGCAGGCGAGAATCAACCGCTGGGGCACGGATGCCGTTGGCCCGCGCGATACGTTTTCGGAAGACTATTCGGATAAGTTCAATACCGTTTTGTCGCCTGATGAGGAAGAAAAATATCAGGCATGGGCGACAGAGAATCACCGCGAAAAAGACGTTTACGACTACGACTTGCGCGGTGCTTGGAAAGAGCTGCAGTCCGGCACGATGTCTGAGGATGAGCGCGGTCACTTGGGCGACAAATACAAAAAGCCGAATCATCCGACTTTCTCGGATCAGTCGATTTACAGCGGTCAGGACGGTGTGACGGGCGGTGTATGGTCTCGGAATGCTGAGGGTAAGGACGTTTATACGCCGGGGCGGAAGCTATCGTCGGTTGAGGCAGATCGGCTGCGCCGTTACTTCCTGCGCAATGAGCCCGGCGTCGTGCTCGATCTGAAGGACAAGGTGTTTGAGGAACGTCCGCTTCCGGGCGTCAATATGCCTCTCGGCGTCTTCTCAGGGCTTGGCGATACGTGGAAGGGCATTCCCGCTGCGGTGCTACAGACGGCGAGCTCCGCTATCACGGCTTTTAAGAACACCGGGGCCGATGTTCTCTCCCGTATGGGCAGGGACGAGACCCGCGCCTGGTGGGAGGGGCAAAAGGCGGTCATGGATCAGGCCGCCCGGGATATTCGCGATTACAACAAGGTTCACTTTGAGGTCGATCCCGAAACGATGGGTACGGCTTCTCAGATTGTCTACGGGCTTTTCAAGACGCTTCCGAAGGCAATTGGTTACGGTTTGGCGGGCGGCGTCGCCGGCGGCGCACTGGCTTTCGGCGCTGACGTGGGCATCGATGAGACGAATCGCCTGATGGATGAGGGCGTAGACCGCGACACGGCTATCAATGCCGGCCTGGTGTCGTTCGGGATGAACGCAATCGGTATGCGGCTTCCGGCGGTTCTCGGTGCGAGTCGCGGTATGTCCATGGCGTACGGCGCTGCGGCGAATGCCGGGACGAATGTGGCCGAAGTCGAGGGGATCAAATTCATCCTCGAACATCAGGATTACAACCAACTGGCTCAGCAGTACGACTTGAACGGCGTGGACTTGGCGGTAAGCGCGGTTATGGGTGCGGCCTTCGGCGGGGCGTTTTGGCGCAGTCCTGAACAGATTCGAACGCAGAAGTATCAGGACGCGGCCCGTCTTGTCTACGAGGATCAGCGGACGGCTCTTTTCAACAAGGGGAAGAGTCAGTTCAACTTCGATCAAGCCGGGACGCAGGCGGCGATTAACTCCCGGGCCGTCGTGGCGCTCGCGAAGCGTTTGGGGATTGAGCCGGACAAGGTGCGGGACTTCGCGGCAAAGATCGTATGGGCGGAAGACGGAAAGTCTGCGGAGGTACCGAAGGAAGCCTTCAGTATGCCGGTGACCCAGGGCAAAGAATGGCACATGGGGCCGCAGACGATTGGCCGAGAAAACGAAGCCGTCAATGTGGTTCACATGAACGACGTTCCCGAAGATGGGCGCAAGGTCGCTATCGATACGTTGACAGGGAAACTGTCCGAAGGTGTCAAAAACTCTGACAGTGGATGGGTTCTTACAGGTTCTCGCGGCGACGCCAAAAAGTCGTTGCCTCCGTTTAAGTTCGCAGAGAAAAACTCCGGCTTGTATGACGCCATTGTCCAAAACTTCGAACAAATTGTTTCGGACGCTAAGCTGATCGAATCTCACGCAGACACCCAGCATCAAAACCCCGATGTTCGCGGAATCCACAAGTTTGCAGCTGCAGCTTCTTACGGTGGAAAAAACTATCGTGTTCAGTTGATTGTGCGGGATTATTTGCCTTCGGCCGGTGGTGAGCGCTTGGCGACGCACAGCATTGATGCTGTGGAAGTGGAAGAAATTGGTACCGCAGGCGGGGAGGGGGTTATAGCACCACTTGCACCCACAGACGCTACTAGTGTCCCTCCCGGTGCCGCGCAGTCCCCCGGTGCTGGGGTACCTACTGCGTGGTCGTCTGCTGATACCGTCAGTTTATCAGATTTGCTTAAGGGTTTTGTCCGCGAAGATCAACGCGGGGCGTTTGATTCGGTGGATGATTCCTATCGTGCCGAAGGGGCAGCGTACTACGAACCGCAGGAGTTCAATCAGACGACAGGAGCATTCTCTTACGATGCTCCGAGTCAACCGACCGATCGGCTCGTTGCGGTGCACCATATCGATGCCGACAATTTGTTGAAGGCTAACGCACTCGGCGGATTGGCCGTCCCGTCCATAGGCATCACGAAGGTGAATTCTGGTTATTCCGGTTTTGGCGACATTACCCTGATCGGGACAAAGGGGCTTATTGATCCCGCGACAGGAACGCAGGTTTACAGCGCGGACGCCTATACGAATACGTTCCCTGCGTTTGCGTGGGGAAAGTCCGTTGATAAGAAGAAGGCCGAGGCTCTACGGCAGGAATATCGGAAGACTGAGCGGTTTTTCCGCGGCGGCATGGACAATACCATGAGGTCGCTCATTGATAGCCCTGACCGTGACGACTTTATGTGGCACTTCCGTACCTCTGTTGTCTCACAGAAGATGTTCCTTGATGAGAAGGGCATCAAGGTTGAGCCCGTTTATCAGCAGCCCTACGCCGGGACGCCTCTTGAGCATCTGTTGCTTCCGTTGTTCCAAAAGATTGAGGCTGACCAATCGCTCGATGTGGCAGGTTCGATGCAGGCCTACAACGAAGCGTACGTGCAGGCGGTTGATGCACTTGGTGACAAGGCGACTCGCGTTCAGAAGCGGAATGCCGACAAGATTCGCAACGGCGGTCGTTTGGTGGATGCTTATCTTTATACCCTGATCAACAATGTTGAGAAGATTGGTAAAGCGCCGACGGAGCCGCAGATTGATTCCTACGCGACGGAAAAGCGAATTCGCGAGGTCTTCGAGAATAACTCGGAAGGCTTTGATGCTTGGGTTGCTAAAAAGACGGAAGGCCTTTTTGGTGAGCCGAAAATCAAGGTCGGCGGCAAACTGGTTCCGGTGACGTTGCAGAACGTTGTCAAGGCTATGACGAAGCGCGTGGCAAAAAACACGCAAGACACGATGACGTTTGGTCCGGGCAAGGTGCGGGCGGCGGCTTCGAAGAAGTTCTCGTCAGTAAAAAGCATTCAGGCGAATCGCGAAAGGGTGGTTGATTCGGCGACGGCTAATGAGGCTAACGAGAGCATTGATGCCGCAATGAGTGACTTCAGGCGCCGGGCGGCAGACTTCTACAGGTACAAGGATGCCTTTGCGGCGATGGACGATGCAATGCGGGCGTTGGCCGATTCTGCGAAGGGGAAGCCGACGACTGAGAAGGTCCGCGCTGCGCTCGTCAAAAACGGTTTCAAGGAGCCGAAGGGAGGGTTCCCGTCAGAACTGTTGGACTCCGGCGTAAAAATTCTCACGGACGTGCAAAAGGGGCTTACGGACTATTTTGAGGCAAAGCCTCAGCGTGCAGTAGGCTTGAGCGAGTTTGCGGGCGCGGTGGTGCCTGAAGGGACCTTGCCGGAAGTGCTGAAGGTTCTGGAGGACGCCGGCGTTGAGGTGCGCACATACGCGAAAGATACTGTTCTCCCTGGCGGCGAACGGACAAACAATCGCTTGCAGGCTGAAAAGGAGTTGTCACAGAAACTGCAACAGGATCGCGGGGACGTGCTGTTTCAGCATGGCAGGGGTGAAAGCGAAATCCGCGGTTCCTTCAACCCACAGACGAACACTATCAAACTCACGCCGAATGCGAATCTTTCCACGTTCTCGCACGAACACTCGCACTGGTACCTGACGAATCTCTTTGCGCACGCGGCCGACAAAAACCTTTCCCCGGAAGCGCGGGCCGACATTGACGCCTTGCTGAAGGCATTCGGTCTCAAGTCCGTTGAGGAATACAACGCCCTGCCTTTCGAGAAGATAGTCAAGCTGCAGGAGCAGTACGCAGCTTGGACGGAACGCTATCTCGCTGAAGGTGAGGTGCCGGCAGGGTATTTGCAGGGTATGTTCCGGAACTTCGCCCGGTGGTTGATGGATATGTACCGTGACCTCATAGGCGAAGGTGCCGGCGACGATGCAGCAAAGAAGGAAATCGGGGAACGCTACAAGGCACAGTTCGGCGAAGATCTACCGGAGCCTTCGCCCGATGTTCGCCGGGTGCTTAACCGGATGTACGACGCCGAAAAGAAAATGGCGTCCTTCCGGTCGAATTCCAAGCAGGTGACGGCGGCTCGTGTCATTCAGGCTCAGCGCACGAATAATCAAAAGGTTACGGCTCCCCTGCAGGATGGCTCGGCTCCGAATGCCTATACGACGGTGATTCGCGCTCAGCAGCAGGCGGCTCAGGCGATGAACTCCGGCGAACAGGTGGATGTTTCTCAGACGATGAAGAACGTCCCGGTGAACGATGCAACGGTTCGGCAGGCGCAGAATGCTTTCGCGAAGTCCTTCCAGATGGGGGACGCTGGGACGATAGTAGTGCTTCAGAACCGTGACCGCACGGGTGCTGTGTCCGTCGGACAGATGAACGCTATCGCGACGGCTCCGGACTACACGCGCCTTTCTGTCTCTCGCACGACGGACTCCGGTGCACCGATTGTGTCCTACGGGACGGTGCCTGGTTCACAGTATTTGGGAAATACGGAAACTGTGGCCGACGGCAGTCACAAAATTCCGATGACCTATGCCGTGGTCGAGGCGGATTCGGTGCTCCGCTCCAACAACTTTGATGGGACGCCCGTTCCGGAATACGGTACCGATCCTTCCCGGATGCACGCGATAGCGGGTAACGGGCGCATGGCTGGGCTCTCTGAAGCCTACAACCGTGGGACGGCTGAGCAATACCGACAGGATTTGATGGCCGATGCACAGTCCGTAGGGATCAATCCGGAAGTAGTGGCAGGGATGCAGCATCCAGTACTCGTGCGCATCATGCCGCCGGAAGCCGTGACGACGGGATTTATCGAACGGTCGAACTCCTCGAACGTCTTGGAAAAGTCGGCTCTCGAAACGGCGGTGCAGGATTCGCCGCGGATCCGTAACAATGTTTGGAAGTATCAGTTCGATGAGGACGGCGCGCCGACTCCGGAGACGGCGCGGCAGTTCACGATTGACATTGGTGAACCGAATTCCCTCGGGAAGCTACTTACGGCAGACGGGCGACCGACAGAGACTGCGACGAATCGGCTCCGTGCGGCCGTCTTCTATGAAGCCTACCGTGACCGGACATTGACCGCCCTGGTGGCGGACGATACCGATAAGCAGGGGATCAAGCGCATTTTGAACGCGATGGCGGCTTTCGCGCCTCACGTTATCAACATCCGGGAAGCCTCAAACGGCGCGGTTGACCTGGGCCCGATTTTGGTGGACATGGTGAACCGCATCCGTAACGCGAAGATCGAAGGGACGCCGCTTGAAAGCATTGTCGGTCAGGGTGACGTGTTCGGCGATAACCCGGCGGTGCAGCAACTTTTAGGCTTCATTGCCGAGAATCAGAACTCGGCTGCGGCCATTGCTCGGGTGCTTGAACCTTTCGCGGCTGCGGTGGAAAACCGGCTGAAGTCGTCCGGCAACGGTCCCCAGGGCGGTTTGTTTGGTGAAGCAGAAAACGTCTCGACAGACCTCGCCGATGTTATGGGCATCTTCCGTGATACTCAAAACCGCCTGATTTCTGAGGCGAATGCAGCGATGCGTGAAAGCGGTGCTACCGAAGGTTTCCGCGAGGCGTTGCCGGCGGTGGACGTTGAAACTATGCGGAATACGCTGCAGGCGTTGGCAGAGGCTCAGCGGCCGGCGGAGAAGGTGGTCGAATCGGTCGTTGAAACAGTGGCGGAGAAGCCTGCACCGGAAGCCACTGCGCAGGCGGCGGATGTTGAGACTCAGCAGCAGGCTCATCAGGCACATGAGCAGTCGGTTTTCTCCGAAAACTCAGACCGCGTGCAGGTGGAAAGCCTGTCGGAAATCAACCCGGATATGGTTTACGAATGGCAGGACGACGATGGCAACACCATTCAGATGACGGCTCGGGACGTGCTCGAAACGGACGCGGCCATTGACGCGGAAGCCAATAAGGATATGGCCGCCATGGGTACGGCCGCGATGTGTATCTACAGAAACAACGGGATAACGGAATGAAACAGGAGTGCTTAAATCTCATCGGCGAAACGCTGGGGCGCACGATTAAAAGCGACGAGGGCGACAAGATCATCGCGGCTATCAAGGCCCGAATGAGCGCCCTTGCTCGCGGTGAAGAATACAAAGACAAATGGCCCCGGATGACACTGCAGGATCGAATCATTGCGGCTGCCGGCGATATTGCCAAAGACATTCAGGCGGAGGCGGAAACCAAGAAAGCCGCTCGATACAAGCAAGTTATCGCGCAAAACCGCATTGTTCGTGAGCTTGATCGTCTCTCGCGTGAGGAAGACATTCACGCCTTCACTGGGGTGGCCCGGATCATGCTTGGGGTCGAACGTTCCGCGAAGGGCATTCAGAACGAGTACCTGTCTTCGATGTTGGATACTCTGAACGGCATTGGCTCAAAGTGGATGGGCTTTGTGGAAAACGAGGCCGACGTGCGGGATTTTGTTCGGCAGGTCTTTGGCGAAGATACTGGGAACGCTCGGGCGAAGGCTGCGGCCGACGCGTGGCTTAAAACCGCAGAGGATATGCGCCAGCGTGCCGTGCGTGCCGGTGCAGAAATCGGCAGGCTGGATTACGGCTACATTCCTCAGTCGCATGATTGGTGGAAAGTCCGTCGGATGGGGCGGGACGCGTGGGTGGACTTCATCATGCCGCTGATGGATCGCACGCGCTTCATTGGCGATGACGGAGCGCTCATGGATGATGCCGGCTTGCGCGAATTGTTGGGCGGCGCCTGGGACAACATCGTCACGTCTGGCAATGTGGAAGACAACCTCTTTGATATTGCCAAAAAGGTGCCGAAACACAATGTCTCTCGATACAAGAAGTATCAGCATCGCGTCCTGCATTTCAAGGATGCCGCGTCCTTCTTGGCATACGAGTCCCGGTTTGGCCGCGGAAGCCTTACGAGTACTCTCGTCGGTCACGTTTCCAAAATGAGCCACGATATAGCCATTATGGAAACCATGGGGCCGCGGGCTGAGGCGACGTTTAAATTCATGAAAAACATTGCGGAGTCTGAAGCGCAGAACGCACGAATGTCCGAAGAATCACGGTGGAAGCTCCTCACAAAGTATTCCGGATGGCAGGGGCTGACGGACGCGAGTATCGACGATATGTGGGCTGTTCTTTCCGGAAAGACGAGTAATGCCGCCGTCAACCGAGAAGGCGTGGCGGACTTTATGTCCGGTTGGCGAAACCTCGAAGTGGCCGGAAAGCTGGGGAAGGCGTTTATCTCCTCGTTCTCGGATATTCCGTCCTACTTTGTAGCGACAGGGTTTAATCGCTTGGACTTCTGGCAGGGACTGCGGTTCCTATTTTCGGCCTATGGTGCCGATTGGCGCGACTATGCGAATCGTGCCGGCTTGATCTCGGATAGTATTTCGTCTGACTTCAACCGCTGGGCTAATGACAACATCGGGCAGGGGTGGACTTCTAAGATGGCGAATGCCACGATGAAGGCGTCCTTCCTGACGGCGTTCACGGATGCGACGCGCCGGGCTTTCGGGCTCAATATGATGGCATCCCTCGGTAAGCTCATTGAGAAGGACTGGGCGGCGCTGGATGACTATGATCGGGCGCGGCTGCAGAATGCGGGCATCGCGGAACGGGACTGGCAGCTGTTCCAAGCGGCCGGAACGGAAGAGCACCGGGGGATTAAATTTCTCACCCTCAATCAGCTAAAGGCGCTTAATCCTAATCCGGACGCTGGTATCACCCGGACTGAATTGGATGCACTACCGGCAAAGCTCCTCGGCTTTATCGTTTCTGAAGGCGAAATGGCGTCCCTGGGGCCGGACTTGGTGACGCGGGCCGAATCTACGCGTGGGACTCAGCGTGGGACGATGAAGGGCGAATTCGTCAGGGCGCTATATCTTTTCAAATCCTTTCCGATTGCCATGATGGAACGCCATTGGCGGCGCGCTCAGTTCTTGAACCGTCATGGGAGTTTTGTGGATCAACTGGGGTATGCAGCGGGGGTGGTGGTGGCGACGACGGTATTCGGAACGCTGTCGTTGCAGGTGCAAAACCTTCTGAACGGCAAAGACGCTCAGGATATGACTTCCGGAAAATTCTGGCTTGAGGCGATGGCAAAGGGCGGCGGCCTCGGCTTTATCGGTGACTGGCTCGCCAATGGCTTGTCTGAAGACGCACGCTATGGGGCTATGTCGGGCCTCGCCAACTTCGCCGGCCCGCAAATTGGGACTGTTGTTGAGGCGTCAGACGTTATAACGGCCGCGCTCGGCAGTGCCATTTATGACCGAGAGACAAAACCTGGGGTGAAAGCTGCTCGTCTTGTCCGCTCGCACCTTCCGTTCCTCAATATGTGGTACACGTCAACGGCGATTGACCGCGCCTTTATGAACGAGTTCAATGAGTGGATGTCGCCGGGATACCTGTCGCGGATGGAAAAGAAGCTGCGCCGTGGGACGGGACAGGACTACTGGTTGCCGCTTGACAATCTCACGCCGACGCGCGCGCCGAGAATGGCGGATCAACCGAGAAAATAAACTAAGCCCCCGGCGTGCGGGGGCTTTTTAATTCGGGCGAAATCTACAGAATTAGACGATTTCCAACTGCGTCGTAATACTGACAATCTTCATCGGCAAGGGCTGGTTTTGCCGGATACAGATTTGTCCGCCGTCGCCCCAACGGGGATTGACCTGCGTCGTCACTTCGCCCGTGATGGGTGTCGGCGGCGTGCCGGCAAGTTCCGTGCCGCGTGCGGGGTAGTCTGTGAGTTTATCGAACGTCGGGCCCGTCTGCAGCCCTGACGTGTTGACAAGACGTACGGAAACCTTCTGAACGTTCTTCATGTGGCCTGAGCCGAAAGAACCGTCCTGCAGCGCCAAAGCAATCGGCAAGGTCTGAATGTCTGCGGTGTACGGCAGGCCGATGTGCACCAACGACGCCGGCTCCTGCAACTTAATTTTCCCGTCCCTTACTACCTGATTCGGTTCTACTGAGCCGTCGGCCAAGATGGAAACGGTGGCGCCTTCGAGCCACGTCAGCCCGGAAATCTCGTTCTTGGCATCGCCGCGATAGGTGCCGCAACAATCCAGGTGGACGCTTTCTTCAAGCGTGGTGTATTTGCGTTCGTGCATCCGTTCGATAAAGCGGCGGGTGTTGCCATTGATCGTACGGCGCACGACGACGTAAAGCACGTCTTCTTCGCCTTCCGGAACGACGGTGCACGATTCGAAGACGCCGTCCGTGGCAAGGGACGAGAATGCGCCGACGGATTGTTCCGGAACGTAGGTGAACGCAATCAGGTTGCCGGCGGAATTGACACACCATATGATCGGCCATGGGGCTTTTGAGTAAGAAAGGTCGATAGGTTCCAGGTTGTCGAAAAGGTGGTTTGCCCGGAGGCAAACGTCATTTGTGACGAAACCGCCGGCTTCGTACGAGTAGCCGCATTCCCGAAGGTGTCCGCCGCGGGCGCTCGCGTAGACGCAGGCGTTGTTGATTACCAACGGTTGCACAGAATTGGCGCCGACATACGACTGCGGCCGCACGGACATTGACGTTGGCGTAATGGCGTCAGAGTTTAACGGGCTGACTCGCCATTCAGCTGCGCCCGTGAAAAGCATCAGTTGTGACAATGGGACAAAGTGCTGAATGCGGTTAGCCTCGCGGGCGGCGACGCGGATAGCGATGCGGTCGTCATCCTGCGACGGCAGGCTGTAGCTCATATCAGACTCGGTCCCGGACTTGGTGGCCCAGATGTTGTTAGGGCGGTTGTAAGTGCCGCCGAACCAACGCCGCTGTTCGAAGTATGTTACTGCGCTCGGGTAGTCACCAGCTTTGCCGACAGTTGCGGTGGCTGTTGCACCTGATCCGCCGGATTTACTGCCGTCAATGTGAACGACAGGATTGGTGTACCCTGAACCCGGTTTCTTGATTACGATGCTGACTATGACACCGTTCTGGACGACGGCCTCAAGTTCAGCCCCTGAACCGGTGGCGTCGGTGACGTAGACGTTAGGGGCGGAGGCCGGTTCCAAGACGACGGGAAAATAGTAGTCGCACCTTGCTCCTTTAGAGCCACACTCCAAACTTGCGTGAAATTGGGCTCCCTCCGTATAGCCTTCCCCGCGAGATGTGAGGGAAACGCCCGTCAGGTAAGCGTCCCACCACATGCCTTGAGTCCGCTTGTTGTTTACGTAAGTTAGGCGCCCTTTCCCTCCGGAGCCGTTGCCTTCGATAGTTCCATCAACGTAAAACACTTGAGAAGATGTTATGGTGGGGTAGGGAATGCCTTGCCCGTCGTCATGATGGAAATTTTCCGCGTCCAAGTTTACGGATACGGTGTTTCCGTTTGATCCTACGATTCGTCCTTTTTGCGAAATATATGAAACGCTTCGCAATAAACCATACCCGCTCCCGCCATTGGTGACTTTGACCGATGTGATGCCGCCGGATTGTCCGAAGGGGTCGTCGTAAATAGGCGGGGTGATTGATGCGTCGGGGTCGATTTGTTCGTCCCGAATGCTGAGAGTTTTCGTCTGGCCAATGAAGCACCAAACGCCGCCCTGATTGCGATACACGCGATAAAGTTCTGCGCCGGATACGGCGTTCCAAGATATGGTGTTGTAAGCGCCGGTGCCATACGGATTGCAGCGGATGGAAGTAGACGGGCCTGCCGCGGACTCGTTTGAGCCGTTAGCCTTTAGGGCGGTTATGCAGTATTCCCGGGTGTAGTCCTCTTTATTCTGCACGTCGCCATTGATGGACTGCACGACGGTAGGAGCCTCCGGTGAGGGCAGTGCGCCTTTGAAGTTGATTTCCACAAGACGCCAATCAACGACGCTGTAGCGGCGTAGTTCTCTCGGTGCATAGGCCGGATGAACGATGGTGAGAACGTCGGCGGATTGAACATAATGCAACGAGAAAAGATCGTCGGCACTGTATGGCGTAGCGACTTCGTACGGCTGGCCGTTACTGCCCAATAAGGTTTGCCCGTTCGTGTGAAAGCGGATGTACTTTTCTCCGAATTCGAGCACCATGGATTGATCCGTTGAGAATGTGAACGGGATCAGCTTCACTCGTTTGTCGGCGTATTTGGCGTAGTTGACGTAAGCGAACCCCGGTCGGTTCTCTGCCGGACCACGGGGATCGATGAGGAAATTACGGCATTTTGCGAGTCCGGCCTGATACTTCGGGTCGCCGGCGCGTCCGTACATTTCCGGCGACAATTCCCCGCCGTTGCAGGACTGCTGATAGGTGCGGATGCTTGCCATTACCATACCTCCCGCGCACGAAGTTGCGACGCGAGGTAGTGTGCTTCCCGGCGTCGCATGGAAATCTGAGCGTCTTCGGTCTTAGCTTTTGTCAGTGCCGCTTCGTACTGTTTCATGATGTTGACAACTGTCTGAGATGTTGTGTCAGCTCGCTTAACCGGACCGTAAAGGTAACTGGCGAGAAGCAACATCAGTGCGTCAACAAAATACCCGGGGAAGAGGGAGGCATTGTCTACGTAGGCGACGTAGGTCAGCACCGGATCAGTGACATTGCAGAAAAGTACGCGATTGGTGTTGTTTTCAACAAGGCCTAGTTCGAAATGACCGAGTTCGGGGTAAAGGTCGGAATCGATGCCTTCGGACAGATATTCCGCCGATTCGATCTTGAGCGCTCGCATGAATTGGCTCGGCAGGGCGTAGGCGCCTTTGTAGCCGTAGATCGAGGCATCGACATTATTGAGTTTTGTCAGCTGGCTGCGTTTGGTGGCGAAGCTCCACGGGTTTGATTCCAGGATGCGCCGAAGGGCTACAGGGTACCAACGGGCGCAGTGTCCGGCTTGGTCTGAACCGTTCGGTGGGATGAGGGAAACTACCGTGCCGTCATCGCCAAGAATCGACAGAGCGAGATTACAAATATCAACGGATGTAGCCATTTCAGGCCTCCTAAAGAAAAGGGGGCGGTTTAACCGTCCCCTCAGAGTTTGCCTTTAAAGCAGGTCAATCAACCGTCGGCGCGGGATCGTAACCTTCCGTTTTTGTCGTGCGCGGCAATTCATAACCGTTATCAAGTACGGCACGCTGCAGCGTTCCCGTCACGGTGCCGGTAACGGCCGTGATAAGTTTCAGGTAGCGACGATGCTTCAACGGCATCGGAATTGCCTGATTGGCCGGAATCTTCGATCCCGCCTGCGTGAAGCTCAGCAAGTCGGCGAAAGTCGATCCGTCGGCGGAATCCTGCAACTTAAAGGTTACGGTACCTTCACCGCCGGCATCTTTAACCTGCAGGATGAGATTGAATCGAGGAGTCAGCGAACCGAGGTTCGGATACTCCTGTTTCAGGTCAATGACTTTGCCCGTCGTAATGGCGGACGCTAAAGCCTTGTCAGAGCAAAACTTCAAAAGTGCATCGGTAATCATTGCGTCCTCCTTAGCCCAGAGACAAAACCGGCATCGTGTTGGTGATAACGTCCGTGCCCAAACGATGGATAGGAATGCCGTCCCAGGTCACAACCTTGCGTCCGGCAACTTCTCCGGTCGTGAGCTGCACGTTTTCCTTGTTGTTGATCTGACGACGAAGAATGCCGGTAACCGCTTCGTTGCAATAGAACGCGCAACGGCCCTTGTACTCGTCCGGAAGCAGGTTCACGGCCTGCGTCATGAGGTCGATCAGATCGGGGCTACCGGAAGTCTTCGAAGACTTACTCCACTTCGTCGTATCGATGTTGGCAATACGAACGACGGTGAGCGGATCGTAGATAGCGACGCCGATGTCCCAACGGAAATCGGTTTCCAGCGCCCAGTAGTGCTTAGGATTGTCCGACGTACCGGCGGTTACTCGTACGGCTTCAGGGTGGACAGTGGTCTGGAAGCCGCCAAGATTCTCTCCGTACTGCGGATAGAACAAATAGTTCGAGGCCAGGTCCCAACCGACGAGAAGAATTTCCGTCTGCTTGTTTTCCGTGGTGCCGCCGGCGTCGATGATTCGATCCTTGAAGACGGGATCGGTCGGCGTCACGATGTTGAAGAGCCCCTTGCAACTATTCGGGTCTTTCGCGGGGTCGCCGTAAAAGAGATTGCGTACCGTAGCGCGGGCGAAGCCGCGGCTAAAGGCCTGATCGCGACGCAAGCGCCAAGAAGCGCGGTCGCTTTCCTTCTGGTCGTTGAACTGATCGCGGTCGATGGTCGAGCTCGAAGAACGGCGGCTGCAGGTGTAACGAACGTTGTTGCCCGTCACAACATCAGAGCCCCAACCTTCGTTGTAGCCGTGAAGATCGCCTTCCGGGTAGCGGGTGACGATCTGCCCCTTGTCCCCCATACCGTCATTGCCTCGAACAATAACGGCCTGGTCGAAGAAGGGCATATAGTCGCGGATGGTGTGCAAAAACACCTTGCGGGCCACATCCTTGTCACCGACAAGGCCTTCGAATTCGGCCAATGACGTCGGTGCAACGTTGCTGACAATATCTGCCATTTCTGTACCTCATTAAAAATTATTAGACTGCGTAAACGTCTTCTGCGGTGATTTGTCGCGGCGCGGGTTTCCCCGTCGGGAAGCCGCCTTCGCCGAAACGCGCACCGACACGGGCAAGGAGCTTCAGCACGCCTGGATGGTTGCCGGCAGGGGAGTTGATGAACTCCGCAATATCCGGATCGAGATTCCCGTCACTGCCCTTGCCGAACATATCTCGGATGCGGGCAATGTCATTGAGGTGGTCGGCAATTTCCGGATCATTGGACGATTTTTCAGCCCACTGTTTGGAAATTCCCGCAATCTGTTCCATCTGGCGCTGCACCATGATCGGGGCCATTTTGTTGACCACGTCTTGGGCTTTGTCCTGCGGCAGGTTGAGTTCCTTTGCCACTTCTCCGAATTGCTGCATAACGGCGGCGTCGAGCATGGTGCCTTCAGGCGCCTTGAACTCTTCGTACTTTTCTGGCGCACCTTCAGCGGGCTTGTCGGCCTCGCTGTCTTTCGGCGCCTTTTCACCGTCCTGCTTTTCTTCGGGCTTAGTTTCGGTGGCAGTGTTCAGCAAGGTCTCAGGCATTCCGGTTGCAGGCTTGTCGGTCTGCGGCCGGCTTTCCTGACCTGCGGACTGAGCCGCCGGGTTGGCTGCAGGCTGATCTGCAGCGGGGGCATCGTTTGTATTTTCAGCCACGGTCGTTGTTTCGTCGTTCATGAGATTCCCTCAGCATTTCTTGATAAGAAGTCGGGTCTATGAGATTGAGCAGTGCGAGTCCGACACTGCGGCGTCCTTCGGCGTAAGCCATTGAAAGCGCGTTTGTGTTGAAAGACGGTCGATAAAGCCCGGTCGCATCCAAGATGATCTCCATGGCTTCGCGGCCTTCTTTCGAGTCCATTACGTAGGCGATGGACTTCTTCACGCGGCGCATATAGCGCTCCGTGCTTTCGCGTCGGGTGGTTTCTTCGGCCTTGATGTCAGCCGGATTGAAGGGGTCTCTGCTCATCATGAACGGCATCTTCAAGCCGTCCGATGTGTGTACGCGCACAAAAGCTCGTGCGCGTAAGCCGGGGATCGTCGTTGATACTGCAGGATACAAAAGAGTTGAGGGATTTCGATGCAGGACTACCACGAATACTTCCGATACCTCTTTTCCTTTGCGGTGGGTGCCATGGCTCAGTGTCTGATGTATTTGAACTCGTTGGATAAAGCGAAACCGTTCCTTTGGTGGGAATTCTTTGGGGCGGTAGCTCTGTCGGGGTTTATCGGTTTTCTGATCTGTATGGCTGCGCACTCTTACGGTTTGCCGGATGAGGCCGCAGGGGCTCTTGCTGGGTTGGGCGGCATGATGGGGAAAGACGGCGTGAGCATTCTGAAAAGTTTTTTAGAAAGAGGCGGCCGATGAAATACGGTTTCTTTGACGAAAAGGAGTTGCAGAGTCCGAAGGACCCGTACAAGTCTCCTTTTCCGCATGTTGTACGTGATGAGCTTTTGAACATTCTGAACCGCATCCGGCGCGAGTGGGGGAAGCCGGTTCTTGTGAACTCTGGCTACCGCAGTCCGGAATACAACGCGACGATCCCAGGGGCCGTTCCTAATTCGTATCACACGAAAGGCATGGCGGCGGA